TCAAGAGATCATCACTGAAGAAGTATCACTCAAACGTCTCAACAACATCCGCGCACACTACAAAAACAAGGAGAACAACAAATGATCTGGACTGAATCAACCATCATCCTTGCCATTGTCGGTATGGTAGGATTGTTCAGCACTGCTATCATTTGGCAGCGCTCAAACAGAATTACTTCTAAATACTATGGCAAACGCTAAATCACTGGATGATGACTATTTCATCAAGAATGCTGTGCTGTGTTGGCTGCATCATTACGGCGACACAGGACACAGGTGGGATGACATCTATAAAGAGTTAGCATCTCGCGATACGTACACCACCAAACCAACACCACGCCGTGCTACAAAAACAACAACTAAAAGAGTACGAGTACAAAACAACGACTGACAGTCAGGTGCGCTATCTTTTAGCACCCGATTCAGAGCACGCTGCATGGGCTGCTGCTGAGTTGTCCGGTGGCAGTCAAAATGTCCTTGATGTGAGATTATGTGATGAGTGGTAAGTATTACCCCAACAATTGGGAAGCATGGCATGAGATGCCTGAAGACTTCCTAGTAACTCCCACATGGGAGGAGTTTGAAGACTGGAAACTGCGCGGCTGGGAGATACCTAGTTCTGTCTGTTGTATCATCCGCGCTAACACCAACAAAGGCAAAGTTAAAGAGTATGTCTACCAAAAACCACACGCAGCAGAAGAACGCATCCGAACACTTATTGATGATGGTGTAGAATTTACTGTTGCAACTGATGACCAAATTAGACACATTGTACCTATTACCGATGAGCATCATCTCGACTGAACAATTTGAAGAACTGACTGAACTCTACCCTGAGTTAGCTCAGTGTTACGATCTCGATTCCACATTCACCACGGACGCAGGAGAGCCTATTGCCTACACCAGCCCAGATTGACGAACAGATACAACTTGAGCGTGATGCTATTGCTCAAGGGTTAAAGAAACTACACAAGAACACACGCGACTTAGAAGGCAAAGCGTATGCGTCTGCTACTGTGTATGGAGTTGCTTCTATTGATACCTTGCTGCCTCTTGTGGTGGCACGTATTGAAGCAACTACCAATCGCATAAAAGAGGGTAAGACTGGCGCAGCATTTAAAGAAATACAACAATATCTTGCTGATGTTGAACCTCTTGCTGCTGCGGCTATTGCTGTCAAGCTAACCTTCGATAAGGTGTTTTCACATAAAGAGAAAAGCAACCAAGCTACCAAAGTGTGTGAGTCTATCGGGCTTGCTGTTGAACAAGAGTGTCAAATGCGACATTATGAAAAACACGCACCTGGTTTGCTACACAAACTTAAAGAAAATTACTGGCATAAATCTTCAGGGACACAGCAAAAACTTGTAGACATCCGAACGTTGATGAACCGTTATGGTGTTGCAAAATGGGAATCCTGGGGTAGTCGAAACCGTGCCCGCTTGGGAGGTTGGTTGCTTGGCTGCATCATGGAAAGTAGTAACTGGTTTGACAAAGACACACAACGTAATGGACGTAAAACAGTTAACTACATAGTACCAACACCTGAATTTCTTGAAATCAAAGATCAGGTCATGAGAGATGCAGAGCTATTTAGCCCGCTTGCATGGCCGATGCTTATTGAACCTAATGATTGGGAGATAGGAAGGAAAGGTGGTTACATTCTAAACGAAGTGATGTGTGGTCATGACATGGTTCGGCGCGGTGGCGGACCTATACAGGGAGATAAACCACTGGCTTTTTTGAACAAAATCCAGAAGGTTGCTTACCGACTAAATCCCTTTATTGTAGGGGTAGCGGAAGAGCTAGATAGATTGGAACGAGCTGTTGGTAAGTTTCTCCCTATTATCCATCATGAACTGCCTCCTAAACCAGTAGATATTGCAGAGAACGAAGAGTCTCGCAAAGCGTATAGAAGAGCTTCTACTGAAGTTCATAACCTACAAGCGCAGGAGTTCAGAAAGTCATGTAGAACACGAATGACGATGGAAGCTGTTGCTAGGTTCAAGGATCGTGATAAGTTCTATATTCCGTGGTCGTTTGATTACAGAGGTAGAGCTTACCCAATCCCTTCATTCCTCACACCACAAGATACAGACTTTGGAAAAAGTTTATTGACATTTGCTGATGGGTCGTGCATAACACCTAAAGCAGAGGAATGGTTGGCGTTTCAAGTTGCCACTACTTATGGTCTTTCTAAAGAACCTATGGGAAAACGGCTAGAATGGCCTGCTAACAACACACATCTAATTACTTGTGTCGCTTGTGATCCTATCTCACACATTCACGAATGGGAAAAAGCTGATGAGCCATGGCAATTCTTGGCTGCATGTGACGAGTATTATCATTGTGTACTCAAGCGTGATCGTCACTTTACGTCTTTACCTGTAGCTACAGACGCCACCTGTTCAGGATTACAGATCCTGGCAGGACTCGCCAGAGACAAAAACACCGCCAAACTTGTCAATGTTCTACCCTCAGATTGCCCTCAAGATGCATACAAAGTAGTTGCTGAACAAGCAAGCCCGCACTGCCCTAAATCTATCCGTCCTTACATGGACAGGAAAACTGTGAAGCGAGTAGTGATGACGGTACCTTACAATGCTAAACCCTTTAGCAACCGTGGGTACATCAGGGACGCACTCAAAGAGAAAGGTGTTGAGATCGATAAAGACGACTTGACAAAGACTGTGGTCGCTGTTAGAGATGCTATGGATGAGGTCGTACCTGGTCCCATGGCTGTCATGAGCTGGATTGAATCTGAAGTTGCCAAGGCAATCGACAGAGGAGAAAAAGAGCTATCCTGGACAACTCCATCGGGATTTGTCGTGACTCAAAGGCTCATGAAGAAAAACATTAAAACAGTTAAACTGCAACTTTTAGGTCGTTGTGAAATTGAGGTGGCTGTTGGGGACAAAAATGATGTTGACAAGCAACACCACAAGAACGCAACAGCGCCGAATCTGATCCACTCACTCGATGCATCTTTACTCCACTTTAGTGCGCTTCGTTTCGACGCACCGATCGCTCTCATTCATGATTCTGTATTGTGTCGTGCTACCGACATGTCTTCTCTCAGTAACATTGTACGAGAGACATATATGCACCTCTTCGCAGAGCATGATTACTTGCGAGACTTCGCTCACCAAATAGGAGCGGAGACTGAACCACCGATCATCGGAGATCTACAACCAGAATCCGTGATTGAATCCACTTATTTTTTCTGTTAATGCCACGTACTATCCACAAAACTGAACAGCCTGTGATCCTCGAAGGTTATCAAGCTGTACTGAAGCCGAGTAAGTTTGGCTATTCCCTCTCTGCTATTGTCGATAGCGAGATGATTGACGCCCTGGAGGAAGACCGTACTGAGTCTCTCGAATGGGCACAAGGTAAGCTCAAGAATCCTAAGCGTTCTGTGCTCAAGCCTGAGCCCTGGGAAGAGGTTGCTGAAGGTCAATTCAAAGTTAAATTTAGCTGGAATGAAGACAACCGACCGCCTGTCGTTGACACCGAAGGTACACCTGTCACAGACGAGAATACGCCCATGTATTCTGGTAGCACAGTTAAGCTGGCGTTCTATCAGAAACCGTACATCCTCAAGGATGGTGTCACTTATGGGACAAGCCTTAAACTGGTTGGTGTACAACTGGTGTCTCTCAATTCAGGAGCTGGTGTAGACACTGGCGATATGGCTGCTGAAGATGTAGCCGCCCTGTTTGGCAAGACTGATGGCTTCAAAGCTAACGATCCTGCTGTTACTGTTCTACCTGGTTCCGACGACGACTTCTAATATGGCATTCAGATCCAAGCTCGAAGAGAAGGTTGCTGATCTGCTTGTCGATCTTGGTGTCAAGTACGAGTACGAAACGACTAAAGTCCGTTACATCATCCAGCACGTATATACACCAGACTTCGTGTTACCAAATGGTGTCGTGTTGGAATGTAAGGGTTATTGGGATCCTGCAGATCGTCGCAAGATCAGGGCTGTAAAGGAGTTAAATCCTAACCTTGACTTGCGTATGGTCTTTCAGGCACCGTTCAATAAGATCAGTAAGAAATCTAAAACTACATACGCTAAGTGGTGCGATAAGCATGACATCCCTTGGACATCATTCCAAAACATCCCCCTCGACTGGCTCCTCTGAATTCTTATTCCATGAGCCTTGTGAGGAGTGTGGGTCGTCAGATGCCAAGAGTGTTTATGACGACGGACACACATATTGCTTCGTTTGCCATCACTATACGCACGGTGATGGTGAACCTTCTTTACACATTCACGGAACTAAACGTGTGAACATAACAGGCTCAGCTCAAAGGCTGCAGAAGCGTAACCTCTCACAGAAAGTTTGTGAGAAGTATAAAATCTACCGTGATGGTGATAAGCTCCGCTTTTACTATCATGACGAATCAGGCATCGTCAAAGGTGCCAAGGTAAAAACAAAGGGTAAATCATTCTCGTATGAGGGTGAGGTACCTGGTACATTCTTCGGACAACATCTCTACCCTACTACTGGCAAACGTATTGTCATCTTTGAAGGTGAGATGGATGCAGCTAGTGGGTCTGAGTGTATGCCAGGATGGCCGATGGTTTCTGTACCATCTGGTGCTGCAGGTGCTAAGAAGGCTGTGCAAAAACAACTTCCTCTGCTGCAGGGTTACGATGAGATCGTAATCTTCTATGACAATGACCTACCAGGTCGTCAGGCAGCTGAAGAGTGTGCCAGCGTACTACCGCCAGGTAAGGTCAAAATTGCCCACCTTCAAGGCGATTACAAGGACGCATCAGATGCCCTCCAAGCTAACGACTCAGACGCTGTATGTCGAGCTATTTGGGACGCTAAACCTTTCCGTCCTGATGGTATTGTCGATGGCAAAACTCTTCTAGATCTTGTAACTACACCATCCCCCGCTGCAGATCATGACTACCCATTTCAAGGATTACAATCAAAGCTTCACGGGATCAGGTATGGAGAGCTTGTCACAATTACTGCAGGCTCTGGCATCGGAAAGTCCAGCTTCTGTCGTGAGCTTGCAACTAACCTTCTTTCAAAAGGAGAACGGGTCGGTTACTTGGCGCTTGAAGAATCCAACCGCCGTACTGCTCTAGGATTAATGAGTGCCCATGTCGGTAAATCCCTTCACCTAGGAGAACACACCCATGAAGAACTTGTTAAGGCGTTCGACTCTACGATGGCTAATTGGAACCTTTATTTGTTTGACGGTTTCGGCTCCTACGATCCTGATGTTATTTATAATCGGATTGAGTACCTGGCATCAGGCCTCGACTGTAGAATCATTTTCTTGGATCACCTCTCCATCCTCCTTTCTGGGCTTGACGGAGACGAACGACGAATGATCGACACTACAATGACTAAACTTAGGTCGCTCGTGGAGCGTACTGGTATATCGTTGTTCTTGGTGTCTCACCTCAAACGTACATCATCGGATCAAAATCATGAAGAAGGAGCACGAGTTACGCTCGGACAATTGCGCGGATCTGCTGCAATCGCTCAACTCAGCGATGCGTGTATTGGATTGGAACGAGATCAACAATCCGACAAAGCTGGAGGTGCTACGACTGTTAGAATCCTTAAAAATCGTTATTCGGGCGAAACTGGAGTAGCCTGTCAGCTGAGCTACGATCTACCTACTTGTAAATTCTATGAAACTCAACCAGAACCAGAGTTCAATGCGGCCACAGATTTTTGAATCACCGCATCAGCAAGCTATCTTAACTCCTCCAAACCCACCTACTCCCGAAGCTATTGAACGTGCTCAATTTAAAGATAAAACGTTCAGATGGAATGGGAAGTGAGTCTAATCTTTGACATAGAAACAAACGGTTTACTTCATGATGTTAGTACCATCCACTGCCTTGCTATCCACGATCTCGAAACATGTCAGACGATTGCGTACAACGACACTGGTTCTAGTGAGCCAATATCAAGAGGCTTGCAAAGATTACAGGACGCGGACTGCATTATTGGGCATAACATTATTGGTTACGATGTGCCTGTTATTCGCAAACTTTACCATTGGTTTGATAAGCCTTCTTTTCTGGTCGATACTCTACTACTTAGCAGACTCTATCACCCCGACATGATTAACTTGGATAAGAAGCATAACTGGGAAGGGATGCCTCTCAAGTTGTATGGTAAACACTCATTAGAATCGTACGGTTACAGACTAAATGAACATAAAGGTGATTACGGCTCCACTTCTGATTGGTCGGACTGGTCACAAGAAATGGAGGATTATTGCATACAAGACGTTAACGTTACCACCAAACTATGGCATCATTTCCAGCCTTACCTGAATGGGTCTCGCTAGAACACGAAGTACAACAAATCCTCACCGAACAAGAAATTCATGGATGGGCTTTTGATGAGAACGCTGCATGGGAACTTGCATCTTCTCTCACCAGAGAACTACGAGAAACTGAAGAACTACTACGCAACCGGCACCCTTTCGTCCGAGGATCGGAATTCACTCCTAAACGAGATAACCGCACGCAAGGATATGTCAAGGGTGCATCCTTTACTCGACTAAAAGAACTCAACACATCATCCCGCGATCATATATCATGGATCTTGCAACAATTCTATGGCTGGATTCCAAGCCAGAAGACGACTACTGGGAAACCTGTTATCGACGAGGTGATCCTGAAGGAGATGAATTCGGAAGTAGCGACGATGTTCCTCCGGATTTTGACGATAACGAAGATGCTTGGAATGATCAGCGAAGGCGCGAACGCCTGGCTGAAGTTGAGTACGAGTGCTAAAAGAATCCACCACCATTGCAGTGTAGCGACTAATACATTCCGCTGCGCCCACCGTAATCCCAACCTCGGGCAAGTCCCATCAGATGAAAGATTTAGAAGACTATTTATACCAAGTCCGGGTTTATGTATGGTCGGCGCTGATCTTAGTGGCATTGAGCTTCGGATGCTCGCTCATTATCTTGCACCGTATGACGGAGGAAGATACGCAAAGCTATTACTTGAGGATGACATCCATCAGATCAACGCTGACAAAATCGGAATCTCAAGACGACAAGTAAAAACCGTAACGTACGCTTTCCTGTACGGTGCAGGTGACGAAAAAATCGGACACTCTTATGACCAACAGCTATCAACCAGCGCTGCAAAAAAGAAAGGCAAAGAGATTCGTGCCGCGTATGTGGATGCGGTTGATGGATTGGATGACCTACTCAAAGCTATTAAACAAGCTGCAGAAAGAGGGTTCATCAAGTCTATCGACGGACGAAAAGTTAACGTTGACTCGCCTCACAAAGCCCTGAATTACTGCTTGCAGTCAGGTGCCGGTGTGATCGCAAAACGTTGGCTGGTGATCAACCAAGAGACAATAAGAGAAGCACAGATATGTGCGTCTCAATTAGGATTTATTCATGACGAGCTACAATTTGAGTGTGCCGCAGAGCACATCGGAGACTTATCTACATCCCTGGTATATAGCGCTACAGCAGCTGGGGAATACTACAACATGCGCATCCGCATCGACGCGGAAGCAACACACGGAAACAACTGGAGTGAAACCCACTAATGTACAACAAAAAGAACAAGTCTGAAATTAAGTCAGTCGCAAAGAAAACCCGCCAAGGACAAGGACGCAACTCCAAACCCAAGGGTGATAGAAAAGCATATCGAGGACAAGGTAGGTGAAGTTACTTGTAGACGCCGATTACGTGGTCTACAAATGCTGTGCCGCTACCGAAACAGAAATTGATTGGGGTGATGATGTAATTCTAGTCACAAGTAAATTTAGCGAAGCCTATGCTGCTGTCAAGCGTGAGCTTCTTAAAATTATTAACAACTTTCTTTGGGATGTACCTGAACTAATTCTGTTCTTTAGTGATAGTGTAAACTTTCGTAAATCTATCCAGCCCGCATACAAAGGGCATCGCAATCGTAAGAAACCTTGCGGTTACAAACGTGTGATCAACCAACTCAAGACTGAGTACAAGGTTGTAATCATGCCAACACTTGAAGCTGATGATGCCTTGGGTATTTATGCTACACAGAATCAAGGCAGGTGCTGTATCTGCTCACCGGACAAGGACATGCGCCAAATCCCAGGCCGCCTCTTTGACATGTCACAAATGATGAATGTGGAAGACGGTGAAGGGGAGAAGTGGCACCTAGTACAAACATTAGCGGGGGATCAGACAGATGGTTACTCCGGTGTACCTGGTATTGGTGTTAAACGTGCAATCACTCTCTTTGAGGAAAAGGGGTATTCCTGGAAGACTGTTGTTGAAGCATTTGCTGACAAAGATCTTTCGGAAGAAGTTGCACTTGAAAATGCAAGACTCGCGAAGATCCTTACAGTATCCGATTATGACTTCGACAAAAAACAGCCCATCCTTTGGACCCCCTCCGCCGATTATCGAGTTGACGATGGAGCAACAGTTTAAGATGCGGCGGATTGAAGACGCACTTAACAGCCCAGATACTACAAAGGAAGATATGATTACTGTTTTCCTGGCCTTACAACGTCAATGCTTTGTGCTTGGCAACAACATGAACCAATTACTTAAACAATGGCAGAATCACCCGACCACTACACACGAGGTGCCATAGAAGTTTGGGATTTTATTCGAGATCAAGAGCTAAACTATCATCTTGGTAATGCTATTAAATATATTTGCAGAGCCGGTTACAAGTCTTCTGAATCGAAAGAGAAAGACCTTAAAAAGGCTATCCACTATCTTGAAAATGAACTCTACCACACAACACTGCACCTCGAACAGTCTGAGCGATCAAGCAATTCAATTCCGTTCAGCGTATGGGATCCAAAACAGTGCGGACAGCCGGACTATGCAACTGGATTTGATCGATGAGGAATACCAAGAATTCCGCAGTGCATTTTACAATGAAACTTACGAAGCTGAACTGAAGGAGCTGGCAGATCTTGTATATGTCTGCTTTCAGTACGCAGAAAATATGGAATGGGATCTGGAAGAAGCACTAGACCGTGTCCATAAATCAAACATGTCCAAGCTTGGTTTGGACGGTACGCCAATTCGTCGTGCTGACGGAAAAGTCCTGAAGGGACCTAATTATAAACCACCAACTTTGAACGATCTTATCAACCCATGACCACTTCATATATTTCTCGCACGGGACGTGTCCAATCTTGGATTGATGATCCAACGTCCAGGCTGCCGGTGTCGTGCACGGTGTTTGTTGTTCAAGACTCTATGGAGGGTCCTGATGGAATTGAAGCGAGCTGGCGATTTGTATCACATGCTCTACGTTTCGGAGCAGGTTGCGCGGTCCACTTGTCGGAACTGCGACCCCGAGGTGAAGAAAACGGAAAGGGATTGGTTGCATCTGGACCAGTCTCCTTCGCTAAAATCTATTCAACGCTAAATGAAATCCTCCGTCGCGGCGGGGTGTACAAGAACGGCGCTGTGGTGTGTCACCTCGATCTCCGGCACAGTGATGCTCTTGAGTTTATTACTACTCCTCGATCCGAACTACCTTGGGTCAAACGGTGCATCAACATCACCCCCGAATGGTGGGAGGGGTGTACGTTTAAGGAAGAACTTCTACATGGAATCAAATCAGGTGACATCTGGCTAAACAAAGTTAAGTATGACAATGAAGGAAAACGAATCAGAGGTAATGTGTGCCTTGAAGTTTACCTGCCCTCACGAGGTACCTGTCTACTCCAACATGTCTCTCTCGGTGCCTGTGAATTCGACGACATCCCTCGTGCTTTTACTGAAGGTATGTCCCAATTGTGCGAACTCCATGGTAAAACAGGTGTTGGAAAAAGCGGAGAGTATCTCCCAAGCGAAATTGACAGACAAGTGGGACTTGGTATGCTCGGACTTGCCAACCTACTTCGTCGATACGGAGTAACGTATGACCAGTTTGGGCGTGCGTTGGAACAATTCAACAAAGGAGAATCAGTACGGTCTGCAGCCTATGAACTTGTCACCCAAATTAATGCTGGCATTGAGTCGGCAGCCCAGATTGCTCGCAACGCTAAAATGGTTCGAGCCTTTGCTATTGCGCCCACTGCCTCCTGCAGTTATCGAAGCACAGATTTGGATGGCTATACTTGCACACCAGAAATCGCTCCGCCTATCTCGCAGACAGTCGATCGCGACAGCGGTACTTTTGGAGTACAAACATACAATTATGGTGACGTAGAGATCGCCTCTAAGGTGGGCTGGGAAGCCTACAAACGTGTTGCCGATGGCATCATGACTCTACTTAATAAGACTGGACTTCTACATGGTTACAGCTTCAACTCGTGGTCTGATATGATCACGTATGATGAAGAGTTTATCCAGGAGTGGCTTGAATCGCCCCAGACTTCTCTTTATTATAGTCTCCAGGTGATGGGCGACGTTCAAGATAAGTCAAGCGCATACGCTGCTCTCGAAGAGACAGAAGTCGAAGATTATCTTGCTAGCCTAATCACTGAGGAGACACCGGAACCTCAATGTGATTGTGCAGAATGAATCCTTATCAAAAACTAATGGCGCGAAAGCGCAAATGGACACCAGTACAGACAACTGCTGGTACATGCAAGCAGGGTGCGGAAGAGGCAATCTACCGTGCTCTTGCATTGCGACATATGGAACTACCTGTGGGAGATTTTATTACCCATGCCCTCGATCATGAAGTACCAGCGTTGGCACGCGAAGTATTGGTGTCAAACGTCAAAGACGAAGAGAACCACGACGTCGCACTTGGTTACATCGCCAATGCTTACGGTGTTGATCCGCAAGCTGAGAAAGAAGCCCTACGGCTTAGGACCGCTTGGGAGGCACATCCAGATCACACGATCACCAAGGCGTTGGTTGCCGAACGTGCGATTTTCTTCGTTCTTTTACCATTCTTTAGGTTTAATGGTGACGCTGGTATGAGAACTGTATCTGCTGATATTTCCAGAGATGAACAAATTCATGTGGCTTCCAATAGTCTGGTTCATACTGAGCTGGGGTATAACATCAGTCCTTCTCTTGATAAACTCAGGAAGGCTACTATCAACTGGGTAATGCAACCACTAGGTATTAATACTACCGATAAATATTTGGACAAAAAATTTTGGTTGGATTCTAGCGATCGGCTAATGTATGAGGGCAAGGCTCCAGAATTGTCCGCAACTAAATCAGCTAGAATGCCTGCTTTCTTCGAGCATAGTAATGTCAACCTCCCCCAATATGCCTGACCTTAATCTTCTAGATGTCAGGGGCATGACAGCAAATGCCATGCTTGTTAAACTAGAAGAATCGTTTCCACCCACCAACCCTACACCAGAAGATTCAATGGAAAAAATTATGTACCGATCTGGTCAACGTAGTGTCGTTGAGTGGGTCATTCAATATATGGAGGAAAACTGATGGCTTATAAAGCTCCAGATATTGGGACTCTTTCAGCTCACGATTACAATAAAATCCGGACAAGCTTTGATGCATTTAAAAAAACTCAAGGCAAGTATGAAGGAGATTCTTCTATTTACAGGCATGAGAGAAGCTTCTTTGAAAAAGCTAAAGGGGAAGCCGCCTCGGCAAGACAACCCTTTAAGAAAGGGGGAACCTACGGTATCGAAGATGAGTATCGTTACATGGTTTCTCAAGGATTTAACCCAGCGTCTATGGCAATTGGCTCAGGACAAGTCTCAGAGGAAGCAAAGGAAACAGTTCAAGAGGCAGCTCAACCTGGCGCAACTGCCAATGATAAAGACGGAGATGGGTATCTTGACGTAGGTGGTATACCTAAAACAGGTTCAGGTGCCATCGATTTCAGAATGTTCGTCGGCAAAGATGAGGCTAGCCGGAAGGCTGCTTTTGAACAGCATGGTGAACAGCATTTTGGTATCAATGCTCTCCGCAGGGCACAGCAAGCAACAGGACTGGGCATTAAAGAAATTGAAAAACAAGCCTGGGATCAAGGTCTTAGGTTTGGTGAACACGCTGCTGTAGAAAGGGATACAGGGAACTACGCAGATACAGGAGTTCAAGATCTAAAAGATCAAATCACTACTCTGACTACTAATTTTGATACTAAACTTAAAGAGTATCAAGATATAATTACAAATATGCAGCGTGATCAAAAAGCAGAATTGGGTAGAATTCAAAGTCAAATGAACCAAGCTGTTGTACAGGCTTCTAATCGACCCACCACCTTAGGTGTAAGGGCAGCAGGTGGTTCGCCTATACTCAGTGCAGCTAGAGGCGCTACCGGTTTCTTTGGCCGGAGCGGAATGCGTATTAAATCAATGAACGTTTAAAAACAATGTCAGCTAAAACTCGCTATGACGTTTTATCCAGTGACCGTTCTCAGTTCCTAAACGAAGCTGAACAGGCATCTAAACTGACACTCCCTTATTTGATTCGTGGTCATGAGGAACACCACTCAGGCATGAAGAACCTTCTCACTCCCTACCAAAGTGTTGGTGCGAAAGGTGTAGTTACTCTGGCATCTAAGTTGATGCTAGCTCTACTCCCCGTTCAAACCAGCTTCTTTAAGCTACAACTTGACGAGAGTCAGTTGGGGCAAGAGATGGGTCCAGAGATTAAATCAGAACTTGATTTGTCTTTTGCAAAAGTCGAACGAATCATCCTTGAATCTATTGCAGCTACTGATGATAGGGTAGCAGTGCATCAAGCATTGCTTCATCTTGTCGTCGGCGGTAACGCTTTGGTGTTTATGGGTCGTAAGGGGCTTAAGGTTTATCCTTTGAATCGCTTTGTTGTCGATCGTGATGGCAACGGCAACGTGATTGAAATCGTCACTAAAGAACGTGTAAACAAAAAACTAATTGAAGACAAACTTCCTGCAGATTACTTGCAGAACCAACAAGTCAGTGATACCTACGGGGATCATGATGATGAATGTGATGTGTACACACATGTAAGGCGAGAGAACAATCGCTTTGTATGGCATCAAGAAGTGTATGATTACAAGCTAAAGGGTTCTGATGGTAAAGCACCAGAAGCTACTAACCCCTGGATCCCGCTTCGGTTCAACACTGTTGACGGTGAGAACTATGGACGGGGTAGAGTAGGTCAGTTCATCGGTGACCTGAAGTCACTTGAAGCACTGACACAAGCCCTGGTTGAAGGCAGCGCGGCAGCTGCTAAGGTAGTATTTGTGGTGAACCCTAGTTCTACCACCAAGCCTGCTACCCTTGCTAACGCTGGTAACGGTGCTATCATCCAAGGACGACCTGATGACGTTGGTGTTATTCAGGTTGGTAAGACTGCCGACTTTGGTACTGCTTACCAGATGACTTCTGTTCTAGAACGACGGTTGAGTGAAGCATTCCTTATCCTCAATGTGAGGCAGAGTGAACGCACCACTGCCGAAGAAGTACGGATGACTCAACTTGAACTTGAACAGCAACTTGGTGGGCTTTTCTCCCTGTTGACTGTTGAGTTCCTTGTTCCTTATCTTAATCGTAAGTTGGATCAAGCTCAGAAGTCTGGGGACATACCACGTCTTCCTAAGAACATTGTTAAACCAACTATCGTTGCTGGTATCAATGCATTAGGTCGTGGTCAAGATCGAGATAGTCTGACACAGTTCCTTACTGTTCTGGCTAACACACTTGGACCTGAAGCTATCGCTCAGTTCATCAATACAGATGAGGTGATTAAACGCTTTGCTGCTTCTCAAGGTATTGATGTACTCAACCTTGTGAAGAGTATGCAAGAACTGCAAGCTGAACAACAGCAAGCAATGCAGCAACAACAGGCAATGATGGCACAACAGCAAGCACCTCAAATGGCAGCAGTTGATCAGAAAGCTGCGCAAGCTGAGATGCAAGCAATGCAACAAGCACAACAACAAGAACAACCACCTCAATAAACATGGCAGAAGTAATGTCAATGATTCCAGAAGAGTCACCGACTGGAGAGCTTAATGCTGATGAGCAGGATTCTCTCCAAGTAGGTGAGCAGATGGAAGAACAGCAGGAGCAGCGTCTTGCTGGTAAATATAAAAACGCTGAAGAGCTTGAAGCTGCTTACCTTGAACTGCAAAAGAAACTTGGTGACCAGCCTAATGAAGAAACAACAGAAGAACCTGAAGAAGAACCTTCTACTGAATCGTTGCTGGATGAACTCTGGGAACAAGCTAAGTCAGACAAATACGATGATAAGACTTTGGAACAAGTCGCAAAGTCTGATCCTAATGAACTGGCTAAGATGTACCTGGAGTACCGTAGTAAAACGGAATCCAGCAATCAGCCACAGATGACACAAGAGATTGCTGATGGCTTGAAGAACGGTGTCGGTGGTGAAAAGCAGTATAATGAGATGCTTGGCTGGGCAAGTCAAAACTTGACAGACAAAGAGATTGAATCGTACGATGCTATTATGGAGAAGGGTGATCCTGCTGCTGCTTATTGGGCAGTGCAGGCGCTATCCTACCGTTACAAAGATTCTAACGGTGTGGAAGGTGACCTTGTCCAAGGTAAATCACCCGGCACTGGCGGTACTTTCCGCAGTCAGGCAGAGGTTGTACAAGCAATGTCTGACCCCCGCTACGATAACGATCCTGCTTATCGTCAGGACGTAATGCGTAAACTAGAACGATCTAACGTACAATTCTGATGACCACTGTTACTGAAGAACGGGGTCGTCTGAACCTCTATGCAATTGAACCACCTATGACAATTATGGACGTGACTGAAACCCACAATGAAAAGGCTGAAAAGCTTAATGGTCGTCTTGCTATGCTTGGCGTCCTGGCGGCTATTGGTGCTTATGCAATCACTGGTCAAATTATCCCCGGAGTTTGGTAATGCCACAAGGTAAAGGTACATACGGTACAAAGAAAGGTCGTCCTCCTAAAAAAGGTGGTAAAAAGTAATGGCTAAACGTGGTCTTTACGCTAACATCCATGCTAAAAGGATGCGGATCAGACAAGGATCCGATGAAAAAATGAGAAAGCCTGGGTCTAAAGGAGCACCCACGGCTGCTAACTTTAAACGCTCCGCTAAAACTGCTAAAAAAAAGTAACCCTCTAATTATGAAATCTATTATTGCTGCCGGTTTCCTCCTCGGCTGTGCCCAAGGCGCTATCGCTGGTCCCTACGCAAACGTGGAAGCCAACTCTGGTTTCTATGGCTCTGATTATGGTGGCACTGCCACTGATGTCCACGTTGGATATGAAGGTCAAGGCTGGTATATCCAGGGAGGGCCTGCTCTGCTGGCTCCTGATGGTGAAGACGGTGATGTTGAACTGTCTGGCAAAGTCGGTGGAAGCTACCCCGTAAGTGAAGCTCTCTCCGTATACGGTGAGTTCTCGTTCCTTACTGGTGATGACGACAACAGCTACGGCACTAAGGTCGGCGCTAAGTACAACTTCTGATATTTAATTCAGCCCTCCACTGGACGTGAGCCTTGGGAGGGCTTTATAAAAGTGCTCAAATACTTACCCTATAAACAACAACCCTGCACTTTTAATGACCGCTGTACTTCAACAACAACAGAGGTCTACCTGGGACGAGTTTTGCTCCTGGGTAACCTCTACTAACAATCGACTTTATGTTGGCTGGTTTGGAATCCTTATGATCCCCACACTGCTAGCCGCTACAATTTGCTTTATCATTGCCTTTATTGGCGCACCCCCTGTTGACATTGATGGAATCAGAGAACCAGTCGCAGGCTCCCTCCTCTATGGAAACAACATCATATCGGGAGCCGTCGTTCCGAGCAGCAACGCCATCGGACTACACTTCTACCCAATTTGGGAAGCTAATACACTTGATGAATGGCTCTACAATGGGGGTCCATTCCAGCTCGTCGTGTTCCACTTCCTCATTGGCATCTATGCTTACATGGGACGAGAGTGGGAACTTAGCTATCGACTAGGTATGCGTCCCTGGATCTTCGTCGCTTACTCTGCACCTGTTGCAGCAGCTAGCGCCGTGTTTCTGGTGTATCCCTTCGGACAAGGATCCTTCTCTGATGCAATGCCCCTGGGTATCTCAGGTACTTTCAACTATATGTTTGTCTTTCAGGCAGAGCATAACATCCTTATGCATCCATTCCATATGCTGGGAGTTGCTGGAGTCTTCGGTGGCTCTCTATTCTCTGCTATGCATGGTAGTCTGGTTACCTCCTCACTTATCCGTGAGACAACTGAAGAAGTAAGTCAAAATTATGGTTACAAATTCGGACAAGAAGAAGAGACTTATAACATTGTTGCCGCTCATGGTTATTTTGGTCGTCTTATCTTCCAGTACGCCAGCTTCAACAATAGTCGTAGTTTGCATTTCTTCCTGGCTGCTTGGCCTGTGGTGGGTATCTGGTTCACCGCACTAGGCGTCAGCACCATGGCATTCAACCTGAATGGTTTCAACTTCAACCA